GAAGTATAATAAAATGATGCGATTAGTCGTTTTTGATATTAGCGGGATTTTAGAAGCGTTTGATTATAGAGGCGTTTTAATCCATAAGCAAGAAGTCCAAGCCAATGAAAAAGTGAAACTACCTTTTACGCAAAAGAATTTTTTCAAGTTTAACGGCGTTAGTTTTGGAGTGTGTGAAGGCGTGGGTGATTTGGATTATAGGGATTATTCTAAAAATTTGAATTTTAACGCGCTTTTATGCGAAACTATAGAAAACTACCTACTAAACGCTAAAGAGCCAAAAAACGAGCCACAAAAGGCTTTGTTAGCGGATTTTTTAGCAGTCTATGACAAAAACATAGAAAAAGGCGTTTATTACCTTAAGCCTAAATTTTTTTTAGAAAAAGAAAAGCAATTGATAGAAAGGATTTTAAAATGATAGAAGTTAGCGAAGTAATAGCCAAAGTGCGAGAACGCTTGAACGACAACGAAGTAGGGAGTTATGAAATTTTAGACAGCGTGCTAGTGGGGAATATCAACCAAGCGCTTTTAAAAATTTGCTTAGAGTTTAAGTTAAACAAAACGATCACAAGAGGCTTAATCACTGAAGAAGAGCGCTTTTTAACGATTAACAACCTTTTAGGAATAGAAAGCGTGAAGTTAGATAAGAAAGAGATAGAAAACCGTAGCACCATAGAAAAAGATAACGGAGAAATAGAATTATTGATTTTAAACGATAAATTGAGCGTTTCGCCGTTTAAAAGCGGAGATCTTGAAGTGGTGTACTACACTTATGAAGAGATTAATAATGTATTAGACACGATCAGACTTCCTAAAATTTGCCTTGATGTTTTAGTTTACAGCGTTTTATGCAACCTTTTAGAAATCCCTAACAATGAAACCAATTTTAGCGTTTTAGCGAACTACAAGCAATTACTAAAGCTTGCCAAAGACAACCTAACAAACTATTTAAGCCTGATGTATTCTAAAAATATCTATTTTAGCAAGGTAGTAAGGATTTAGGAAAGAAGCCCTCTTGATAAGGAGAACCAATCAAGAGGAATTTTTTTATAGGATGCTTTTAAATGCTAACAACATTAAGCTAAACCTGAAAGAAACCGCTATTAGGGACGACAGATAAAACCTAATAGCGAGTGCATATTAACAAAAAGAGAAAATAAAAAATAGGGTTAGTTTTTTAGGCTAAATCATAACCCTTAAAAACATTTTTAATTTTTGTTAAAGTTTTAAAATCAATAAGAAAGGATAAGCATGAGCATCAAAGAAAAAGAGATCGAGCTTGAAACCCTAAAGCGTGAAATCGCGCAAGCAGAAGCGAGTTTGGAACAAGATTTCATTAAGCACATGGTGGATAAAACGAGCGAGAAAGTGGAAGATTTGTTTTTTAGCAACAAACCCGAGTTTTACCGTTTTGTTTTCACGGAGCAAAACAACTATTTAAAAGAGAAGCTAACGGACAAAGTGGGCAGAGCGATGGACTTGAGCGATGAAATCCAAAACGAAAAGGACGCTGAAGAAATTGAAAAAGACAAAGAAGCGTTTTTGAAAAAACACCCGGAAATTGACTTTAACGAGCTTTTAGAGTTTTATAATGAAGAAGTGCCTAACCGCCTTAAAAAGCAGATTGACAAGTTAGAAGGCGTGGCGTTTTTTGACGCGATTTTAGACTATTTTAACGCTTTAAACGCTAAAGAAGAGCCTAAAAGCGAAGAAAAAGAAGAAGAGCGCCAATTACCTAAAGAAGCGCTAGGCAACGGCGTGAGTGGCGTAGGATACGCTAACAATGAAAACATCATGACAAGGTATTAAGGAGCGTAAAAATGTTAGAAAAACTTAACAACATCAATTTTAACAACATTTCCAATAATCCTAATTTAGGAATAGAAGTTGGTAGAGAGATCCAAAATGCAAGCTGGGTAAAAAGCCCGTTTTATAGCATCACAGGCACAGGCGCGGATCGTGGCGTTCGTCTTTTTAGCGTGGCAAGTCAGCAACCTTTTCGCCCAAGGATAAAAGCGCAATTAACCGGTAGCGGTGTTAGCGGTAATACGGATTTTGAAGCGAATTACGATAATTTGGAGATTTTGAGCCAGACGATCTACCCGGATGCATTTGGTAATTCCTTAAGATCTAAAATCAAAGCTTACAGCGAATTAGAGCGCATTGATTTCATTAAAGAAAGCGTGGACAGCTTGACTACATGGATGAATGAAGAAAGGGATAAAAGAATCGTTGCGAGCTTAACTAATGATTTCACTAACTACATTTACAACGATAAGATGAATGTAGAGACCATTAGAAAAGCGATTTTTCACGCTAGAAACGGCTTAAAAGGCGATAATAGCAAGGCGTTCCCGATTAAACCCATTAGAGCAACCATGCAAAGCGTGGGTAATGTAGTGGTGCAAAACACAAGCTACATTATTCTATTAGATAGCTACCAAGCTAACCAACTAAAAGCTGATAACGAGTTTAAAGAATTAAGGAAGCTTTATGCGTTCGCCGGCGAAGATAAAGGCATGCTTTATAGCGGGCTTTTAGGCGTGATTGACAATTGCCCGGTGATTGATGCGGGCGTGTGGAATAAGCTCAATGTAGGCATGCCCAATTCTAATATAAGCGATAGCGATTTTTCGCGTTATCTCAATAAAGCGAATGTTAGTAACATTGTAACGCCGAGCCAACTAAAAGAAAAAGTAAAAGAAAAAGAAAAAGTAAAAGAAAAAGTAAAAGAAAAAGAGATCTCGATCGGTTGCTTGATCGGCGCTAGCGCGGTGTTATTAGCCGGATCTAAAGAAACAAGGTTCTACATTGATGAAACCGTGGACGCAGGCAGAAAATCACTCGTGGGCGTGGATTGTCTTTTAGGCGTATCAAAAGCTAGGTATCAAAGCACGGACGGAGTCGTAACGCCTTACGATAACCAAGATTACGCTGTGATCGGTTTAGTGTCTAACATGGAATAAGAAAGGAAAAAAAAGAATGAAACAAAAAGTCCACAGCGTGAGCTATCTAGCTAAAGCAGAATTTGAATTTAAAAACGGCGTTTATGATCTCGTGGCTTTACCTACTGGTGCGGAAGTCGTTAAGGTATCGTTAGAAGTGGTGGGCAATCTTCTTGAGACTGTAAGTGTTAGCGTGGGTTTTAAAGACGAAACCATCAAAAACTATTTTTTGACTTTAGAGCACAACACCTCATTAAAATATGCCACGAGCGCGAAAGATTACACGGCTACGAGCAATAAAGTCGTAGTAGCGGAAGTCAAAAACGCCGTAGCAACCGAAATTAACACTAAAGGCGTGTTAAGAGTGTTGTATTTTTTACCGAGCGTGATTGAAGTAGAGTATTAAATAATTTAAAAATGTTTTGAAATGTTTAAAAATGTTTTGAAATGTTTAAAAATGTTTTGAAATGTTTAAAAATGTTTTGAACTTTAATAAAAGTTAATCACACTTGAAAACTTTAAGAAAGGCTAAAAAATGTTTTTTAAGAACCCTTTAAACGATCCGAACTATTTTAAGCCTGAAAGTGCTAAAGAAACGCCAGAGCGAGCGATCATGCCAAAAAACTTTGGCTTGTTGAATTATACTAAAACAAGTTATAGCGATTTTGTGAATAATTACAAGCCCACGCCGAAAACTTCTAAATTTTCTAACTTCATGGAAAGCGTTGGAGGTTATGGAGGTTTAGGAATGCTAGGAGGCGCGATCGGAGGTTTAGGGAGCTTGATTGTGGGAGCGATAAACTACAGCGAGCAAAACAAAAGCGCTAAAGAAAGCGCGAGAATGGCAAAAGAGCAGTTTGAATTAGAAAAACAACGCTACAACGCACGAGAAGCGGAACGATTACAGAATAGGGAAATGATTGATAACATAGCTAAAGCGCACGCTGACATCATGACAAGGTTTTAGCGCCAAACATAACCCTTAAAATCACGCTTTGATTTGGCTAATCTTTAGTCAAAAAATAAGGCGTGTTTATGGACTTCACCACACTACAAAACGATTTTACTAACGACTATCAAAAGGCTTTAATCGCTAACGCTGAATTTTTAGAAGCCAAGAAATATTACCACGGCAACCAACTCCCGCAAGACGTTTTAAACATTATTTTAGATCGTGGTCAAACGCCAATCGTTGAAAACATGTTTAAAGTGATTGTGAATAAAATCTTAGGTTACAAAATA